GATGTGACCTGGGAGACAACTGACTACCAGCTCAACCCCCTGAACGGTATCGCTGGCGGTATCAGCACCCCTTACACTCAGGTGCGAGCTATTGGAGAGTATCTGTTCCCCATTTATGAGCCACGCAATGTGAACGCTAATGAGGCATCCATCCAGATCAATGGTGTGTGGGGTTGGGCTTCTATCCCTACAGCGGTGAAACAGGCGTGCATCATTCTTTCGATGAGACAGTTCAAGCGGTACGACAGTCCTACAGGTGTGATGGGCTTTGGTGACCTGGGTGTGATGCGTGTGGGTCGCGTGGATCCTGATGTTGAGAAGCTCCTCATGCCCTTCAGGAAAATGGCGTTCGCGTGAGCATCTCAGATATTAGGGATGGGATTGCAACTAACCTTGCCACGATTAGTGGGCTGAGGACTAGCGCTGATCTCCCTGACAACCCTTCCCCACCTATCGCTGTGGTACAGCTAAACAATGTGCAATACGATCAGGCTTTCCAGGGTGGGATGGTTATTTACACTTTCACGATTACTGTGATTGTGGGGCGCGTTTCTGAGCGCACTGCACAAACCAGGTTGAACGCTTACGCCTCCACAGGTGCTGGTGGTGTGAAGGCTGCATTGCAGTCAGATAAGACTCTTAGTGGTAGCGCATACGATGTCAGACTCCAGGAGATGACTAACATTGGTGCGATAACATTAGGAGAGCAACAATACTTGGCAGCTGAGTTTTCTGCCATAGTTTACGCGGAATAAGGAGAAAAAGTGGCCAAGTTCGCAGCTACTGATTTTGACATTACCATTGGGGGCACTGACTTCAGTGACAGCCTCGCTGCAGTCACTTTGGATGTCTCCAGAGAACAGCTTGAGATTACCGCGTTTGGTGACTCTGCACGCCGATACATTGGCGGTCTGCAGGACTCCAGCGTTACCCTCAGCTTCCACCAGGACTTTGCTGCAGGCGCTGTGGACAGCACCATTTGGAGCAACCTTGGTGGCACTGTGGCTATCGTTGTGAAGCCCACCAGCGGTGCAGTATCAGCCACTAACCCCAGCTACTCATTCAACGCGCTGGTTGTGCAGAGCACGCCTTTTGCAAGCAATGTTGGGGATCTGGCAACAATGGATGTTACCTGGCCTGTGGATGGTGCAATCACACGCGGTACTGCCTAAATTAGGGTAGTATCAGGAGCATGAACTTTACGCTCCTAATCACTTTCCTTGACGGTACTTCCAAAGAGGTCACTGGCATTGCTGCTGACCTTGTGGCTTTCGAGGCAGAATACGATCTGTCTGTGTCACGCCTAAACCAGGACATGAAAATCACACACCTGTTGTGGCTTGGCTGGCATGTGCTGAAGCGCACTGGGGAAACCAAAGATGCGTTCCCTAAGTGGGTTGAGTCTGTGGAAGGCGTTGAGGCAGGCTCCCCAAAATAATCAAGGGGCTGGGGGATTCCTCAGCTCACTGGCTTATTGCTCAGATTGCTGTGGAGACTGGTATCAGCCCACAGGATCTTGCTGACTTGCACCCTCGCATGTTGTTCACTATTCAGAAGGTGCTGGAGGCTAAGGCTAAAGCAGCTCAGAGACCGCGTAAGCGTAGGCGATAGAATAGAAGGCAGGATTGGAGTCTGCCTTGCTTTCTACTCAGATGCGTGTTGAGGGTCTTGCACAGCTGAATAACACCCTGAGGGATTTGGACCGTAAGGCTCTGAATAAGCTTAAGGGTGAGATGCGTAAGAGCATCAAACCTGTTGCCTCTGCTATCGCTAACGATGTGCCTGAGACTCCTCCTCTGTCTGGGATGAATCATAATGGTGTGACTAGATGGACTGGTCAGGTGAAAACTTCTGTGTCATTCACTCCTGGGCGTGGGCGTGGCGGTTCCACCAGATTGCTTGCAATGAAGTTCACTGGGGGCACTCGCGCTGGTGGCGGTATTGGTTTTGATTATGCTGAGCTTGCAGGCTCCTCTAGGAGACCTGGCTCACGCTATTCCAAGGTTTATGATCGCGGTGGCTATCCTGGTTTTCAGCATCGCGTGAATGGTCAGGGGCAGGCGTTCAATCGTGGCATACGCGCTTACAAACCCATTAGGGGGCGCGGTGGATACTTTGCTTACGATTCCGCTGTGAAAAAGTACCCCATCATTGAGGGTCTAGGTAAGCGTGCAATAGATAAGTTCATGGATGATGCCACCAGAGAGCTCAGAAGAATCAGAGGTGCAATGTAATGGCTATCTTTATCCCTCTAGTTACAAAGTTTGATGACAGGGGTTTGAGTGGCGCTAAACGTGCCCTGGCTAACTTTCAGAACTTTGCTGTGGATGTGGGGCGCGTGGCTGCTACCGCTATTGCTGCTGTGGGTGTTGCTAGTGTGCGTGAGGCTGCACAGTTTGAGACTAGCTTTGCCAAGATTCAGGGTTTGGTGGGTGTTACTGCTGATGAGATTGGTGAGCTTGAGGATGCAGCTAAAGAGTTAGGGCCTTCCTTTGGTGTGAGCGCTAATGAGGCAGCTGAGGCATTGTTCTTTATTACCTCGGCTGGTTTGCGTGGCGCTGGGGCTACTGAGGTTCTGCAGGCATCTCTGAAGGGTGCTGCTATTGGTTTGGGTGACACTAAGACCATTGCGGATCTTGCAACATCGGCAGTGAACGCTTATGGAGAAGCAAACCTGGGTGGTGCTGAAGCGGTAGATGTTTTGGCTGAGGCGGTGCGACTTGGAAAGCTAGAGCCTGCTGAGCTTGCACAGTCTATGGGTCAGGTGTTGCCTCTAGCTTCTAACCTGGGTGTGTCATTCGCTGAGGTGGGCGCGGCGATGGCTGGTATGTCAAAGACTGGTACTGATGCCAGCACTGCTGCCACACAGTTACGACAGATCATGGCTACCTTGGCTAAGCCTACGGCTGAGGCTGACAGAGCGCTTGCTGACATGGGGCTTTCTGCTGAGGGCTTGCGTGACCAAATCAAGCAAGAGGGTTTGTTTGCAACCCTTGAAACTTTGACTGATGCGTTTGATGGCAACATTGAGGCCACTACTGAGGTGTTTGGAAACATTCGCGCCCTGTCTGGTGTCTTGGACTTGATGGGCGCAAGCGTAGATGACAACCGCGAGCTATTCGCGCAGATGACCGATGAGACAGGCGTGCTGGATGAGGCGTTTGGGATTGTCTCTGAGACTGCACAGTTCAAGTTCAATGAGGCGATGGAAACCAGCAAGGGGATTCTGCTGGAGATTGGTGAGGAGCTCCTAGAGCGCCTCCTGCCATACCTTGATGATTTCAAAGCTTTCATGGATCAGAACGGTCCTACCATTGCTGAAGCGTTTGACAATATCTTTGGGTTTGTAGACAAAGTAGCGAGCAAACTTGGGGAACTAGGTGATGCCTTCCTGCCCACAGTCATGGAGCTCATGAACAATGAGCAGTTCCAAGAGAATGTGGCACGCCTTGGAGAGAACTTCTTTCTTATTGCTGATCAGGTTATTAGGTTTGTGGAGTCTGACCTAGGGCAGTTCCTCCTAGATTTGACAGGGCAAAGCATTGTGGGTGGCTTGCATTTGCTCAACGAGCAGCTGGAGCGCCTCGCTAATCTCATGTTTGTTATCAATGAGGCTATGGATATTTTCTCTGGCAAAGCACCTTCTGTGGACTTTGAGACACTCATGGACAGAGCTGGTAGCGCTATCGGTATCAGGCTGAGTGAGCTGTCACAATACTTCCTAGACTTGCAGAGCGCTCAGATGGGTTACAGTGGCAGGCGTGCTGGTGGTGGTCCTGTTTCCTCAGGGCAAAGCTACCTGGTGGGCGAGATGGGACCTGAGCTGTTTGTGCCTTCTGCTGGAGGTGGCAGGATTATTCCTAACGATAAGCTCGGCGGTGGCACTAACATCACTATCAATGTGAACGCTGGGATGGGTGCTAACGGTGCTCAGATTGGTGAGCAGATTGTGACAGCTATCAAACGGTATGAGCGCACTAGCGGTCCTGTGTTTGCGAGCGCGTAATGGCTGTCACAGTAGAGCTAGGGCTTAGTAAAGCTTTCACTTTGGATGACCCCGTGGCTGGTGTGATTGGGTCTACAGAGTTCACTATTGGTGGTGTGTCCTATGAGGATGTGACCTCGCGTGTGCGGTCTATCAGTATTGCTCGCGGTAAGAACAGGGACCTGGACAGATTCAACGCAGGATC